GAACTATCTTTTTGAAAACTTAAATCTTTTGAAACTTCGGAAACTTGATCAGAAATAGGAGCAGAAATAGGAAATGGGATAAAAAAGGCAAACGTAAGTGCAGGTAAAATAGCAACTAAGCTAATAGTCTTCAACATTTTTCGTATATATTATATTAAATATTTATTTTTAATATTATTTATTATAATAATTATCTTATAGTAAAATTATAACTATTCTTCTAAAATATAAAATATAACTTATTTTTAAAATATATATTAAAAGTATTACTCATTATAGTATTAAACAATATATATGTTTAATAACTGCGATTCAAAAACAAATGGTGAATACAATTTTTTCTCATGCATAAAAAATAATATAAAAACTATATTTGATATTGGATGTCGTTCCGATAGTGAGTTTATTAATTTTCAAGGAGAAGTTCATTATTTTGACCCTGTAAATGAGTTCATACAAAATATATCAAAACAACCAAATTTAAATAGTTTTTCCTATTTTAATAACTTTGGACTAGGTAATGAAACTAAAAATTTATATTATTATCCAAGATATCAGTCATTTTATAATAGAGTAAATAGTTGTCATATTAGTGATGAGTCAAATAAAGTTTTACTATCTATAAAAAAAGCAAAGGACTATATTACTGAAAAAAATATAAAAGATATAGACTTTATAAAAATAGACACCGAAGGTTATGAGTTAAATGTATTACAAGGTTTTGAAGAGTGTTTAGAAAATATAAAACTTATTCAATTCGAGTATGGTGGTACATTTTTAGATAGTAATACAAAACTAGTAGATGTTATTGACTATTTGGAACAAAAAGGATTTTATAATTTTTCATATTTGACGCCAGATGGTACACAGTTGTTGTATGACTTAAACGACCATTATCAGTATTGTAATATAGTTTGTATAAATAAAAATAGTAACTATATTCCATTTTAACTTAATATATTACTGTTGTTGTTTTTATTTTTTTACTTATATTAAAAATAAAAACTAAAATACTATTTTGTATACTAATAAATAGTAACGCTATATTTATGGAGCAGCATAACTATGTAAGCTTTGTGTGTATGGATTGCGTTTAAATGCGTCTAAAATATCAGGCTGAATTCTTTCGCAATAAATAGACTCCTGGTAATACTGCGGCATTTTACTTAACTTACCAAACTGGTTTGCAGACGGAGGCATTCCTCCTAAACCAGAACCTGCACTTGCCCCAGCACTCCATGGACATACTTCATTATTTTTATCAGGTCTTTTAATATTTATATTTTCATTATGGTTAAACAGCGAGATATTTCCAGATGGTGTATATTCTTTGCTTACTTTATTTATGTTGTTGTGCTGATTTCTTGCAGCCATTGTAGAACGATAACCCTCATTGGTAGCCCCACCGCTTGGTCCAAAGTACTCAGGCTCTGTTGTCTCGCGCTGAGTATATACTTCTTGCTGGTCGTTAACTAAATAACCAGTTCCTTCTGTTAAAGGTTTAACGTTCAAATGGTTAAAGTCAAGCAAACTTTCAGTTGTTTCTTTAATAGTTGTAGGCGCTCTATCTGCTGGATTATAAGCAACACCCGCTGAAACGCTATTCTGAAAATTACCGTAAGGTCGTATTGCACCCACGATATTTTCTTTTCTAGAGGGACGAACTGCTTCTAGTAACGGTGCAACAAACGATTTAAGTGCTCCGTTAATAGCTGTTCCCAAAAATGGTGTTGATTTCGTATTTGAGCGATTCGTTGAACCAAGTCTCGTTATACCTCGACCATAATCAAACTTTGTTGGTTCACATTTACCAACTCCACAAGCATTTATAATAGGTTTTCCTTCTATTACCGCTTTCTTAGAGGTTTCATAATTTTCAGGAGCATACTGTGATGTTCCGCCAGTGTTTGAATCAGTACCAAAATATTCGGTAGTAGTGCATATACGGCTCTGATCTTTAAGTAACTCCTTAGGACGACCTGCTTGTGCTTTCTCTAAACCAGTTGTAGTAAACCATCTGTCAGGTGTATTTAAATAGAATTTATCGGGCAAGAATTTTTCGACAGTTCCGTATGTTTTAGCATTAGGAGGCTGTTGAACATTCCATTCATAAGAAGGTCCTTCGTGATTTTCTAAACTGTATGTAAGCTTGGGATTGTTTGTAGTTCGCAGTTGGTCAACATTCCTGTCCACCCATAAATCACGAGCTTCCATACCGGAGTTATAACCATTGCTTCCACAAGATGTAAAACCTTGATTTAATCCAGGTGCTACACGTACTTCTTCCCATGGCTTTACATTCGCCATTTGTGTTCCTGGATTAACACGTGACTGAAAAAATGATGTAAAATTCGGCATTCCATTAGGATATTCAATGTTCGGCTGAGGTGCAAATAAAGGTGCGCGTTCTTCTTTGCATATTTTTTGACTACCAGCACCACTATAGCTATCTAAAATAGACTCATGCGTATCGGCATCAGTTGTACGCCCTCTTATTTTTGAACCAAAAAAGGGAACCATGTTATTATGTCCAAAGTCCGACATATTTATTTGATTACCAGTTAGCGAGTTCACATTATCATCTTTCAAACCATTACTGTTATTTTTATAATATGGATTACCAAACTGGTCATCATTCTGTAACACCCGCTTATCAACAGTTGAATTGTAATACTTGTCCGTTACTGCAGAACCACCATTAAATCTATTTATACTACCTTTTGTAGAATTATCTATTACAGGATAATTCGTACTCGGTACTTGAGTATTTGGTAAATAGTTTTGAGGATTTACTCTACCGGCGCCCATATTTGTAAATGCTTCTTTTTTAAACATTTTTGCTCTTGTTTCATCAATATTATTTTCCTTTTTATTATTTGCCGCCATAATTAATCCTGTAGCCGCCAATATTGGGATAACAACTTCCATTATATTATATATATGTTTATTATATATATGTAATATATTTTTTAGTCTCTATTAACTCTTAAATATTACATATATAGTTTTATCTTTTACCTTTTTATTTTTTATATATCTTTATTTTGTAAATAAGTTTTGTGTATTATCTACCATATTATAATTAAAACAAGGGACTTTTGTAACATAATTATCTTTTTCTAAAATTCTAGTACTAAGATTATTTTGAAACGACATACATGTATTCTCTTGTGGGTTCAAATGAAGATAATCCCAATTTGGTTGTTCTAAATCTCTGTACCACCATGCGGGATTTGTAACTCTCGACTGGTCTGTAAAAGGAGAACAAGAAGGATATTCATTTTGCGAGGTTGGTATTATTACGTCTTTATAATTATTTTGAGGGTTGCAATCTTTCGTTAAATTTCTATCAAGACCAAAAAGAGAGCTTTCGAGATTTATTGTATTTGTCATTAAGTTTGCACCCCACTTTTGTAACCTTATTGACGGGTCTATCATAAAACACGGTTTATCTCCGTTACCAGGAACATTGAGTCTCCATTTTCCTTGGTCTGTAGACTCTTGTTGCTGTTTCATTATTCTACATGGGTCATCATGAAAACGAGTAAATGACATTTATTATAATGTAATTATATTATATTATTATATTTATTTCTATAATACTAATATTATTTATTAATGCAAAAATAAATATAAATATATTTATACTATGATTCCTAAATAGTTGTTCATATAAATATTATAATATGGATAATATGTCACAAACAAAAACATCTAATGGTATAACATCAAAAAAAACAATATGTTTAAATATGATTGTTAAAAATGAAGCTCATATTATTAAAGAGACATTCGATAATATTTTAAAATATATTCCCTTGTCTTATTGGGTTATTTCTGATACGGGTTCTACTGATGGTACACAACAAGTAATAAAAGATTATTTTAAGTCTAAGAATATAGATGGTGAGTTATTTGAAGATGAGTGGCGAGACTTTGGGTATAATCGCACTCTAGCATTACAACATGCAAATAAAAAAACAGACTACTTATTTATTTTCGACGCCGATGATAGTATACATGGAAATTTTAAACTTCCAGAGAACCACTTATTTAATGCAGAAATGTACAATTTAAAATTTGGAGGAGATAGTGTAGCATATGTTCGCCCTTTATTGATAAACAACTGTCTAGAATGGAAGTTCAATGGTGTTCTACATGAATTTTTGACATGTACATCTAAAAAGGTTGAAGGTATAACACTAAATGGAAACTACTATATCGAGTCGGGTCGTAAAGGTAGTAGAAGTAAAGATCCCGATAAGTATAAAAAGGATGCAGAAATTTTGAAAAAGGCCTACTATACTGACTTACAAAAACCAGATAAAGGTTTATCTAATCGTTATGCTTTTTATTGCGCACAAAGTTATAAAGATTCTGGTATGGTTAAAGACTCCATCGAATGGTACACAATAGTAGCTGATAAAATAGACACATGGGTTCAAGAAAGATACTATTCATGTTTTATTTTAGGGGACCTATATATGCGACAAAATGATTTTGAAAATTCAATTCGATACTTAACAAAGTCGATTATTTTTGACCATGAGCGAATTGAATGTATTGCTCTAGCTTGTGAACTTTTTTTACAAAAAGAAATGTATTTATTGTGTTGTTCTTTGGGTGAAAAGTTCCTGGGATGCACTAAACCATCATCCGATAAACTTTTTTTATTTGAAAATTTTTACTTTAACCATATAGAATATTCTTGTAGTATTGCTGGCTTTTTTTGTGGGAAACACGAATTAGGGTACCAGTGTTGTAAAAAAATTATTACTAGTAGATCTATCGAGAATATTGATAAGTATATTAAAACGTGTATTAATCTTGCATTTTATAAAGACCAATTATTGCGCGATGATACAGATACACTCAACTTCTTTTATGAGTATAATGAAAATATACAAAAATTATTAAATGACAGCATCGATATAGACAATAGAATACACGAATGTTGGAACATTTTATTCGAGAAAAACCGTTATAAATTATTTGAGTTACCTAAAAATGTTAAAACTATTATTAATAGTAAAGGGTGTTCAAACTCAGATAAACAAAATAATAAGTCTAAAAATATAAATGTTTTTATGTCATTTACTACTTGTAAGAGACTCGACTTATTTAAACAGACTTTGGGTTCTATTTTAAATCATTGGATGGACAAGGAAAAAATTGATTACTGGTTTTGCGTAGATGATAATTCGTCTAAAAAAGATAGAGAATATATGAAGAATACTTTTCCGTGGATTAAATATTATATGAAATCTGAATCTGAAAAAGGTCATCGTGAAAGTATGAATATTATTTGGAGTAAACTTAATGAACTCAAGCCAAAATACTGGATACATATGGAAGACGACTTCTTATTTTATACGAAAAGGAACTACGTAGAAGACTCTATAAAAGTTCTTCAAACATATCATACATCGAAAAATATACGCCAGGTTTTATTTAATAGAAATTATTCTGAAACAATAAAGGATTCTTGTATTAAAGGGCACGTTGTTTTATCTAAAAGTGATCGTAAGCGTATTTCTGAAATACCGATCGTTCTTCATAATCATAATAAAACTGATAGTTTCTTTTTTCAAAACTGTTGTTACTGGCCCGACTATAGTTTTCGTCCATCTATGATAGACGTTGAAACAATTTTAAGTTTGGGTAATTATAATACTGAAAATCAATTTTTTGAATTAGACTACGCTAATAAATGGTATAATGCGGGATATAGAAGTTCATTTTTTAATATGATATGTTGTCGTCATATTGGTAGATTAACATCAGAACGAAGTGATAAAACAAAACCGAACTCTTATGAATTAAATAACGTTTCACAATTTAATTTACCTAATTCTCACGAATCTCACGAATCTCATGCATCTCATACATCTCATATATCTCATACATCTCTTACAGTGCATACACCTCACATTGTCCATGAATCTTATGACTCTTGCGACCTCGATACACGTACAAATACTGTAGCAACAAATAAAAGTATTCGAGAGTCCTACAGCCCTCCCATAAAAGTAAACACATCAAGTATTATTAAAATAGTAAACTTAAAACATAGAGATGATCGTAAAAAAGCAACAATAGATAAATTAGAAAAGGCAGGATTTTCTAATACAGACTACGAAATTATTGAAGCTGTATATGGTAAAGATATGGTGTCTTCGTGTAATATGGGGTTATATAAAATGTTTGAAGATAATGACTTTGGAAGTAGGTGTGGATTTATAGGATGCGCTTTATCTCACTATGGTTTGTGGATGGAGTTACTAAAAGACACCAAAAATGAATATTATATTATTATGGAAGATGATATTATTTTATGCGATGGGTACAAAGAGCAGATTTTAAAACTAGAAGAGGATTTTAAAAGTAAGGATATCCTATTTCATGGTTATACGATGTATAAAGAAAGTCGTTTAAATAATAAAGATAAGTATGATTACAGTAATGTTAATGATAAAACGGATATATGTATACATCCACTTATCACCAGTCTTTATGTTGGAGGAACATTTGGATATAGTATAAATAAAACAGGTGCGAAAAAAATGATTGACTATATTCACGAAAATGGGATAAAACATGGTATTGATTATGTTATGAAAATTGTTAGTACCGTAGACAAATATGAAACACATCCTAACTTGTGTATTTCTTTATGGAGCGAAGATGACGCCAACTATGATACAGATATACAGTCATATACGGAGTCATTCGACTTCAGTAAGTATGAAAAATACTACTTGAAAGTTATAAAAGACAACTTTATTTACATTCCTACTGGTGACCAAATAGGTCACGATATTTACCGTAAAAAGGATACTCTAAAAAATATGGTATTAAGGGCGATTGATGATAAACAATGTGTTGCATTTAATACTCTAGGTTTTTTTAAAAGTGATGTTATAAATATTACGAAGTCGCGGTGGTTTTCAGATACGGATGGTATATATATTAAAAAAGAACATGCAAGTATTAAAAAAGTTTTAGAAAATCTCGATTCCACATTCGAGGTACAGGATGACAACGCGGTATTAGGAGAGTATAAAAAACATGAGGTGCAACAGGTTGGTGAGATTAATGATAATTCGAGTAAATCGAAAATCGTAAATAAAAAACGAGTAAAAATGTTATGCAATTGGTGTTCTTCGCAAGATTTGTGTCGGGAATTTTCAACAATGTATATGGATGGTGATTTTTATAAAAATAGTAATTTTGAAATTGTTTCAGGAAATGAAAATATAGATTACTATGTAATTATAAATATGCCCACATTCGACTCATTGGTGGATTATGACCCGAAAAAAACGATTATTTTTCAAATGGAACCGTGGGTTTATGATACTACTAAAAACTGGGGAGTAAAAACATGGGGTGTATGGTCTATTCCTGATTCAAACAAGTTTATGAAAGTTTTTCGTCATGAGGAAAGTCTTAACAACGTACAATGGCAAGTATCGCCCCCTCAAGTAATTCCGGGGGATGAAAAAATTAATAAGATAATGTGTATATTAAGTGACAAACTACATGATGAGGGACACAATAAAAGGGTTGATTTTTTGAAATATATTGACTCATTGTGTATTGATAATATTCATGTTTATGGTCGTAAAAATTATCACAATTTAAAGTCGTATGTAGGTGAAACTGATAATAAAATAGAATTAGTAAAATATAAATACTGTTTCTCGTGTGAAAATAATAGTGAAAAAAATTATGCAACTGAAAAGATATGGGAGCCTATTTTATTCGAGTGTCTTTGTTTTTATTGGGGTTGTCCAAATCTAGAAGAACATATTGACTCGCAAGCATTCGTAAGGTTACCACTTGATAATTTTGATGAGTGTATTTTTATAATTAAAAAAGCTATCGACGAAGACTGGTGGTCTCAGCGTATTGACATAATAAGAAAAGAAAAACAAAAAATATTAACGGAATTGGGGTTTTTTCCTAGACTAAATAAGATATTTGGTGATAGTATTTAAGTTAGTCGTGATTTTCATGATTTTAAATATAGTGCATCTCCCCACCCATGCTGCGTAAATTTAGTTAATACTCTTTTGAAATTATGTTTGGATAAAAATTCGTCAATCTCCTCGATAAGAGCACAATTTTTATATAACTCTTTTTCATTTACTTCCAGGTATAAAGCTTTCACGTATTGTAAAGACTTACTTGCTCCTTTAAGTGCAATTAACTCTGCACCCTGTATATCAAAATTCCAAAAATTATATTTTGATGCATCTAAATCATTTTTATCAAAAAAAGTGTCGACTGTAATACTTTTTTTAAGTACTTTGTCGGTATATACTATCCACGGATGTTCTTGTGAATGTGTTCCAAATTCTAATATACTAGATGACTGAATATTATTAGATACATTAAAATATATATCTTCGTCGTCTTTATCGGTTATTAAAGCATTATATACATTGGGTATACCTCTATTGGTCGCATCATTTACTTTAGATTCCATAGCATCAATCCAAACAATGTCTTCATTTTTTACACCGAAACTATTGTAAAATAATAACTCTTCACATTCATGTGCGCCTACATGAAAAACTCCTTCTATATTAATATTATTGTACAGCAATGCTTTATATACATCATCGATATTTAGTATCATTTTAGATCTACTTTATAATATTATAATATACATGATTTTTTAATATTATACGAATAGTTTCATATTTTATTATTCTTATTATTCTTCTTCTTATTATTCTTCTTCTTATTATTCTTCTTCTTATTATTCTTCTTCTTATTATTCTTCTTCTTATTATTCTTCTTCTTATTATTCTTCTTCTTCGGGTTCTTTGTTCTTGGATTGTTTTTTACTTGAACTTGCTTCAGATGGAAGCGTAACCTTAGATAAGTCTACTTTAATACTAGGTGCTTTTGATTTTTTTGGCTTCGATGAAAATTCTGATACAGCCGGTTCTGATTGCTCTACATCTTCTACCGCTGATACCGATGCCTTTTTTGGGCTCGATGCTCTTTTACTACTAGCTTTTGACATAGACATAGGCATAGACATAGGCGTTCCATTACTGACTTCAGAAAGCCGTACTCTTTCTGACTTTTTCAAGTCACCTCCCATATTTTCTACAAGTTTTTTAAATGCTGTAATAGCACTATCGCTAGCTGCTTGTATATATCCAGACACTCCAACAGGGTCTATTTCATTATGGAAAGCAACACGAATAATACTGTCCGTAGCATGAGGATGCGGTTTTCTAAAACCACAAAATGACAACGTTTTATCAGCTATAAAATTTTGCTGGTATAAGTAAAACTCAATGACTTTCCCCAAGGTGTAGTCTTCATTTATAAGCGTAATATCAAAACCATTTTTCAGCGTTGTTTCTGACGGCACAATACTAATCTTTCCGTGCTGTAAATTTTCTAATAGTTTTTCACATTTTGAAATCATAATTTCGCATGCTTTTATAACGATTTCTATATTCTCAAAAACACCGACACTTTCGATCGTAAAGTCATAACTGTTTGGCTCATAGTAACGCATTGCTTCTAATAGGAACCAGTTTTTTTTTTCAAACTCTATTTCGGCTTCACTCATCTCGCTCTTTTTCATAACAGCTTCTTTATCCTTCCATACTTCATTCGCTTTTGCTACATCTGGTGTACACTCATACGCACATGTGCTAATAACATTAAATGCACCATCTTGTGACGCCATTCCAATATCTAGCCCACAGCGAAGAGTAAGACGTTCTCCATCAATTGTTTCAGATAGTTTAGGCTGAAGTCGAGCAAATTCAATATAGTCTCCTGTTGTATTTGAAGGAGGAAATATTGCCCTAACAGCAGACTCATCAGAGTAAATTTCCGTTTTAATATTTTTTATTTTGAAATCTTTTGTAGTAACATATAAAATACTATCGGTATCATTTTTAACGTCGACTTCAATGACGTAATCTTTATATGGAAAATCCATATCATTAATATGAATGGGGATGCAACTTAGACGCTGCTTAATAATTTCATTGTGAAATCTGGTAGTATTGTGTATAATTTCGGCCTTATTTTCACTATAGGGATAAGTTCTAAATACAAATGTAGGAATATCTGATATTATTACTCTTCGCAATGCATTTGCGATACTCATATTGCAATCGAGTAGTGAAAATTTTAGAAAACCGTTTTCTGTTCTAGTATTTGAAATACGAGGGTTCATTATTCTGTAAATTTGGTGTTCTTATTATATTATTATTATACAATTTATTAAATCAATTTTTCATTAATATAATTAAGGAAAACTAGTTATTGTTCTTTGATTAAAATTAATAAAAATGATGTAAATAACACAAATAATACAAATAATACAAATAACACAAATAACACAAATAACATAAATAACATAAATAACTTAAATAATAAGTTAAAATAAACGATAAATACTCGTGGTAAATTATATTATGAGTAGTATTTTATATTATAGCAACTTTTGTGAAAAGTCTAAAAAAATTCTTCAGACATTAGCAAAAAGCAATATTAAAGAAGAACTACATTTTTTGTGTATCGATAAAAGAGTTAAAGGTACCACGGGTTCATGGTATATTATTCTTCAAAATGGAGAAAAAATTATTATGCCTCCGCAAGTAAATCGTGTACCTGCTTTACTACTAATGAAACAAGGTCACCAGGTATTATATGGAGACCAGATTTTAGGACATTTGCAGCCACGAGAAACAGCAATAAATATGGCCGCAACAAATAATAATGGAGAGCCGTCTCCCTTCTCATTAAATAATGACTGTATTGGAGGTTATGGTGTAGCATCAGATTCATTTAGTTATTGGGACCAAACAAGTGACGATTTATCTGCAAAAGGTAATGGAGGAATGCGACAGTTATATAACTATGCAACCATTGATAGTAACATGCGCATAGAAGCTCCAAAAGAAGACTATACCCCCGATAAGATAGGTTCGGTTTCTTTGGAAAATTTACAACAACAGAGAAATACCGAAATACAGTATAATTCTGAAAAACAAGCAAAAGCAATTGAACACCCATCACAACAACAATTTGTTCAACAACAACAACAAAAACAACAATTTCAGTCTCAATTTTCACAACAACAAATGTTTCAGCAACAGATACAAGCGATGGGACCTCAAGTTGTTCAGCAACAAGAACAGCAAAGACAACAACAAAAAAATGTAAGATTTAGTCAATAATATAATATTTATAACCATTGTTATTGTTATATTTTAAATATTAATAATTAAAAATATTTAAAACAATAGAATAATATTATATAATCATATACATCATAATATAAACATTTATATATATGTCATCTCATGCATTAGACAATTCAGATAAATCATTAATATTAAATGCATATAATACACAATTTTTTGAATTTATTGAAGATATAGAGCGTGTGATTACTGAAGATAGTTCGATAAAAAAGGCAAAAAATGCACTTATTTTGATTAAAAAGGTAAATCCTGCACTTATTATAAAAATATGGTTCACATACGTGTGTTCGCAATATGAAACGGAAATTAATAATGATAATATTGATTTTTTTATAGATAAAGATTATAAAAAAGATTTTATATACATAAATGGATCAGATAATATTATTAGTAACATAGATAAACTTAGAGAACCAGTAAGAAATATGAGCAAAGAAAATCAAGAAAAATCGTTTAGATATATTAAAAATTTATGTCTTCTATCTAAACTTTATATGCAGTAATTTATACTTTGGTACATACTTTGGTACATATCATAGTAGAGTATAAGTGAATGATTAATTTTATTAAATATATTAAAATTTAATAAAATTTAATAAAATTATTGTTTAATAAAAGTTATTAACTATTGATTTATATAAATATATTTGTGCTTAGTTTGATTTAAATAGTAAATGATAAATTAAAAATATAAATGAGTAAAAAAACTAATTCATCTTCGCAAAAAAAAACCGAAGTAGTTTTGGAGGTAGTTCCAGATGAATTTAAAAAGGTAATGACGGACTTTATAAATGATTTTACAACTACTTTTCCCGAGTACAGTGATAAACTTAAAGATAATTTTGTCGTAGTTTCTGTAAATACGGATGGAAATGTTGTAGCCGAAGAAATCTTGGACGAAGGCAGAGTAAAGATTTTATATGATTATTCTAAAACCGTATATCCAGAGCGTTTTTTTGATATTTTGTATAAAAACTCTGATATTTTTAAAAAAGATGGGGATAGCACAAGTACTCCATTATTAAATGTAAACTTTTTACCCGATATTGATTTTAGAGAAGTATGGAACACGCCAGATATTTCAAATAATACTCGTGATACAATTTGGAAATATTTACAGTTGATTCTTTTTTCGATTATTACAAATATTTCTGATAGAGATTCATTTGGAGATACTGCTAAACTTTTTGAAGCTATTAATGAAGATGAGTTGAAAAACAAGTTGGATGAAACAATCAAGAACATGCAGAATCTTTTTATGGGAGCAGGAGGTGACAGCGCAGGTGGTGATAAGAGTGGAGAAGCAGGAGCTTCGGGAGAAAATGAGAAATTCGGGGATGGAATTGATATAAAAGAATTTGAGAAGTTTGCAGAGCAGTTTAAAAACTTTTCACCTGAAAGTATGGGGATTGACATGTCAAAATTTCCTGGTTTTCCAGGATTTAGTCCCGGTACAGGCGAAGAAGGAGATGCTACAAAATCGGGTTCTGAGTCGTCATCTTCAGATGGTAAAAAACAACATGAAATGCCTAATCCTGAAACTATTCATGAACACATTTCAAAACTTCTTAATGGTAAAATAGGAGCACTTGCGAAAGAAATAGCGGAGGAAACAGCAAAGGACTTCGACTTGGGTATTGACATGGAAAATGCTGAAAATATAAACATGAGCAATGTTTTTCAAAAACTGTTTAAAAATCCAGGAAAACTAATGAATATGGTAAAAAGCGTTGGTTCAAAATTAGATGATAAGTTTAAAAAAGGAGATATAAAAGAGAGCGAGCTTATGAAAGAAGCAAGCGACCTTCTTAGTAGTATGAAAAATATGCCTGGTATGGGTGACCTTTCAAGTATGTTAGGCAAAATGGGAATGTCGGGTTTGGGGGGATTAGCGGGTTTAGGAGGAAAAGGCGGCAAAATAAATATGGGGGCTCTACAAAGTCATTTACAACAAAATATGAAAAATGCAAAGATAAAGGAGCGTATGCAGTCGAAACTTCAACAAAAACAACAGCAACAACAGCAACAACTACAACAGCAGAAAGCATCAGTACCTTCAAATAATGGTGTTCGCCCTACTACTGCTGTATATACAGCATCATCTGGTGAACAAATTCAGCAAACTCCAAGAACAGCTAAACCATCAAGTGTATCTGATCCAGGCAATAATATTATTATAACTACAACTGAAACTAAACCTGATACTACTGATACGGGTTATGAACCGGTAACTGAAACACAAAAGAAGAAGAAGAAGAAAAATAAAAAATAAATAAAATTATTGTAATACGTGTGTTAAATAGAATGCGCTATTGGTATTGGCGTTCTGTCTAATTTTATTAATTCATCCTGTAAACATATATTTACTAACGAAAAATATATAATAGTTGACTATTATTATTTTATATATAAAATTACATAATATTACTAATATTACTAATAATGATTAAAGAATAAAAAATAAGAAAAAATAATTAAGAATATATATATAATGGATAAAATACCAGTAACACCATTTTGGTTAAATGAACCTACCATTTTATTTGAAAAAAAACATATAATGGATATATGGCCAAATCAAAATATGAGTAATATGGAAAAGTTAAACGCTATTAGTCGATTTGTTATTATAGCTTCAATTTTAGGATATTTAATTACATTGAATATTGGAATTATATTTGTATGTATAGTAACTTTAGGTGTAATTGCTATTCTATATCATGTACAATCCAATAAAATAAAAATAGATGAAAAAGCAAAAGATATGCCTGAAAAAGTAAAAGAAAGTTTCACTAACGCCATACTATACAATGAAGTAAAAGACGAATATACTAATCCAAAAGATAATAACCCATTGATGAACGTTCTTTTGCCCGAAATAAGTTACAATCCTACTAGAAATGAAGCAGCACCAGCTTACAATGCCGAGGTAGAAAAAAAAATAAATAAAAGTACGAAAGACTATGTAGTCGATACTACATTTTCGGATGAGACGGCAAAACAAAAAGAATATATTCGGCGTAAATTATTTAGTGATTTAGGAGATAATTATAGTTTTGATTACAGTATGAGAAATTTTTACACAAATCCAAATACAACTATTCCCAACGACCAAGAAGGATTTGCTAACTTTTGTTTTGGAGATATGATATCGGCGAAAGAAGGCAACGAATTTGCTCTAGGAAGAAATCAGCCAAGATTAGGAGGAACGTATAATTAAATAAAAAAATTTAATTTAAAATTGGTTATATTATAATATTTAGTAAATTATATTTTCAAAAATATATATATATATACATATAAATACACAATATGGCTATCGTAAAGGATTATGTTTTCGACAACTTATGCAGAATAGGTAATGATAATTGTGGTATGGACCAGAGAAATATACAAAACCTTAACTCAAGCAACTATATGTTACATAATTTCTTTTCTGCAGAGTGTAACATGAAACGACCTATCGACTTCGCTACCACTCAACCCGGTATAAACTATACAGGCAGTCATCAAGTTGGTGTCGGTGGTTGCAATGTTGACGTGAATAGCGATTTATTTAACGGCAGCATTATGACTCACCCGCGTTGCCGCATTAGTTTGTTTGAGCGACCTTTCAAGACCGTTCCCTTTCTTGGAAGAGGTGAATCAAAT